CTGACTCGAATGCGTGTTGCGCTTCAATTGGGGTAGTAGCATCTACAATGTAGTGAGTTATAGTGGTGGCTGATGTTTTTATTTTATATTTTTTCATTAGTTTCTCCATGTTGTTTAAATGTTGCGTTTGTTTCACGTGAAACAGTGGTTCACTGTACCTAAAAGGCACAGAAAATATGAACGTTGTAATTGCTATCGGTTGCTGAGAAGTGGTCCATCATTAAGGTACGAGTCCAACTATCCCAATCAACGTGATTTAATAACGGGCTGTCGCCTTCGCAATAGCCTAAGTCATCTGCAAAATGGATAGCAAAACTTTCTTCACTTTCCCAAACTCCACGATAGGCTTCTTCATAACGTTCTATTGCTTCATCTAACTTGCAACCTGTAGCTTTCATATATAGTAAGCAAGTTTCTCGGTCGTTGTTGTCTAGCTCTAACAAATCCCAAACTATATCATCAACGTGACACTCTCCTACTGCTTGGTCTGGTATGTTCTCCCAGTCCTGAAACATTAACTCTGGGTCTGCTTCGTCTTTGTGTAGCTCTAAGCACGCCTTATGGAATGCGTCTTTGTCTTCGTAGTCTTCTAAGCTCAACCACTGACCTGCGATTGAACCGTTGTTATACTTTGCATAAGTTCCCACATATATTTTCATCTTATTTTTCTCCATGTCGTTTACACGTTGTCTTAATATCCAAGCCAATTTAAAATTTCTTCGCCTGAATATTCTTTTTTAATTCCTATGTCTTGTATAAAATCTTTAAAGTCATAACCATGCGAAGCAACTTCATGCTTCGCTAGGTCATAACTAATAGTTGCTTCACACGCTTCAAAATAATCCATTTACGCCTCCTGCATTAATTCATTATGAACTGGACAATTTGGTGCACCTACATCCAACCACTTGCGTGTCAATCGTACTTGATAAGCACACGTTGGACATTTAACCTTAAGCATACGAGTTGCTTGCTTTTTTCGTGTCTCATACATATTTAAAGTTGCATGAGGATAATTCCCTAAGTCAGCAACAATTGGCTTTAAACGTTCTTCAAGAGTTTCACTTAATACCGTTGCGGTCATTTTGCCAGTTAAGCCAACCTTAAGAGCACACTCTCTAAAAATCTTTCCGTGTCCTTTGTCATTACCTACGACCGCATGAACTAATTCATGAACTAAAATTGACGCAACATCCATTGGATTATCAATAGCCATGCTTATGATTATTTCAATAGTTGCATCATTAGAGGCACTTGCTGAAAAACATTCACCAATGCGTTTTGCACGTTTTTGGCTGGCGTTCCCAGTTGAACACCAACCGCAAGTCACTCGAATATTTGATGGAACATAATATCCATGCTCTTCAAATAAAGGCTTAACTTCCTTAGTCAATTGATTAAGCCATGTCTCACGATTTACCATTTGTCATTCCTTTTGTTATACAGTGTTACACGATATTAGCATTTTCATTAATACAGTGCAACACGAAAGTATAGAAAGTGTCACAATAGTGGCTTTTAAATGCTGATAAGAAAAAAAAACAGTTGTTCGCTCGTGTGCAGCCAAAAAAAATATGATTAAAAAAATATAAAAACTTTGATTTAAAAGGATTTGTAATTAGTTGACCGGCTAGGTTTTCCAACGCTTTCCCAGCCTTGTGACACCGTTGTGACATAATCCAGTCCGGTCGCACGGTGTCGTGTCGTGTAAACGTTGCGAGGGGTACGGGGGAAAGACAGCGAGCCCAGCCAAGCGAAAGTGCTTTACGAATTTCCAGAGCAAAATATTCTAGTGTTCTAACTCAATGACATCTTTCACCATTAATCTTGGGATATACATAACGCCACAACTATCTGTTCCACCGTTAGTTTGAGCTAGTGCTATCAATTGTTCATCATCACGTACTACCCATCCTACAGTTTCAACTACAGGACATACAGCTTCATCAATTTCTTTTTGGTCTACCCAACCAGCACTACTCTCCGCATCAACCCAATGTACACATACAAGTTTATCCATTACTTCTTCTTAGGTTTCTTCTTAGGAAATCCCTTCTTCATATTGGCGTAGGCTTCCGGTGTTATTGTTGATTTAGACTTAGACCTTGATATCCCTTTAGCTTTTCTTCTGTTAATGTTTCTGTAAAGACTCATTTCTTTTTCCCTTTTGGTTTCTTCTTTGGCTTAGGTTTCTTTACAGCAGTCATTCCTTTGTAACCTTTTCCTTTAGGCATTATGTTCTCCTATAGATTGCGTTGATAGATTTCTGTATTCTTTCGTCTACCTTTTAGTCGCATCATGTTTGGTGTCTTAGCAGTTTCGATAAAGTCTTCGAGCATATCATCAAGTTCTTGCTCTTTAATTTCTTCTGCACTCTTATCCATGTCGAGCTCAAGGACTCGTTGGAAATAACTAACAGCACCAGCGAGAGCATCGAGTCTGTCATCGTGTTTTAAACTTCCTCGTTGGCGTGTGATATGGGTTAGTTGATATATAAAGGTTTGGTCTCTAGCTACGCTCTCGTCAACAACAAGTCTATGCGTATTCATAACTGGTTCCATTGTGTCGATGATGCGTTGTTCTTTTTGATTACGAGACCATTCAGCTTCTTCAACATGACAACCACCTGCCCAAACCTTCTGTAAGACAGGACTAAAACCTGCTATCCACACTGAACCAGCATAGTTAGGTTCGACTTGTATTAAGTTGACATCGTAGTGTTTAGCATCTTTAGCAATCTTCAAATACGCTTCAGCGACATCGCCCTGATGTGCGCCAATACGATTAACATAAAGAACACCATTTAATGTTTTAACAATTGCCCATGCTGTTTCATCGGCTCCTCTACCACTAGGGTCAACAAAAAGAATACTTCCTGTATATTCTCTCCATTCGTCATCTACAAATAATGGACCCATTAAGACATCGCCTGTAAAACCTACGTTGGGAATATCGTGACGAATATTTTTCTTGTCGCTATCTTTACCCCACTGCACCGTGATAGGAGCTTTAGTTGCATTAACGCCCATAACCATTAAGTCAGATTGCTTAAGAGGATAACGGTCTGCATCACTAAGAGTAGTGTCTAACATATATTGGAGGGTGAAGAATGACTTACCTTTCGCTTCTCTTGCGAGTAAGTCATCCTCCCCAAATCGTTTAGGGTCTACTGGTCTTCCTGCAATATTACTTGGAGCTTCTTTAATGAACGGAGCCAGTATGTTTACACTAATACCGTCATCTCTCTTTATGTCATAAACATTAATTTTATCTTGAGATACGTAACGAGCTGGTACGCAGAATGATGTATAATTTCTCTCTCTGACTAATCTGTTATAGATTG